CTGCTGCGCTGCTGCCTTGCGGTCGTATTCGATCGACGTTCGCAGTTCGCGGGCAAAGGCTTGCATTGAGGAACCCGGCGTGTCGTTAAACTCCTCGCTCGCGGCGAGACACGCCTGAATAAGCGTCTCCGCATGAGCGGTCCCGCCGTAGGGGTAAGGATGCGTCACGTCGATCGCCGCCGGCAGGACCGAATACCGCCCGGTGACGGTGTAATCCTGCTCCGGGGTCGGCCAGATCATGAGGACGCTTCGCTGCCCCTTCGTGGTCGTCGGCCCGTGGTTGGGGACGATGGCGCACATTCGGGGTTGGCTTTGAATGACTGGCCCTTGTTGGCGCAGTTGGCGGATCGCCCCGTCGTTCTTCCGTTCGATCGGCGTGAGTCTGGATAGTTCGTCGCTCGTGAAGTAAAGGTCGCCGATCAGGAACCCGAAGTCCGCCGGCAAATCCACGTCTTCCACGCCTTCGGGCAAGAGGATGTCGAATGGAGGCTTGAGGAACGTCCACTCGTGACTCTTGATGAAAAGCCGGTAGCCAGAGCGGATGATGTCGTTCACGTCGACAGTCTGCTCTGGCGTCCAGGTTGTCGTATCAGGGTTGTAGCCGCGTTTCTTAGCGATTCGCCGTCGAATCTCGTCCCAAGTCGCGGCTAGGTTCGATTCAGACATTTCACTCCTACGGGCACAACTGGTAAATGCGGGTCCAGTCGTGGAACGATTCGGTCGCCGCGCCCGAGTCCTGCACGGAAGCAAAAATGAAACCAAGCGCGTTGGCGTCGATGTGGGTGTACGCCTGCAAGGTCGCCTTGCTGACAACCGTACTCGACTGGATGCCGTTGAAGTAGAAGCGGATGCACTCGGCCGAGTTGCCGGGATCGTAAAACATGCCGAGCTTGAAGAACTCGAAAGCCGCCACGCTGCCAACCGTTGCCTGGATGGCGGTCGGAGCTGAAGTGGCGCGATCATTCTTGCAGGTGTTGATAACACCCAAGCCATCTTCGAGTTTATTCCACCCGATAAAACCGGCCGCGTTCGTCAACGCATCGCCGCCGTTCATGGGAACGCCAGTGGCAAGCGTCCACAACTCGGTTTCGGCAAGGCCGCAAATCCAGCCGATGCCGTTAGTCAGGATGTGCGTGAAGCACATCCGATGCTCGAACCAAAGTTTGCCCGACGTGCTTTCGTTGCCGGTGAGCAAGAACGACGGGTAGCTCTGAGCAAAGGTTCCCGAATCGTTATCGTCGGCCAACGCAATCGCCAGAAATCCGCCCATCATCTCCACGGAGTTGACAGCGGATTTGCCAACAACGGTTCCTGCTCCGCTGTTGAAGACCTTCAGCCCGCTGTCGCCAACGGCGATTTCAGTCGTCTGTGTGCCGATGAAACCGACATTAGTGTAATCGTTGTCGTAATAGATGCCGCGCGTGTAGCCGTTGCGAATCTGGTCGCGCGGGCAACCACCGCCCTGCTGCCAGAGGTTGTTGGAAACGCCGAGTCCGGTGTCGGCCGTGATCGAACTGCCATATGTTGACGGGTCCATTGAAAACTCCTGAATGCTCGGTTAAAGATCGATTCCCAGGTTACGCGGCCAACGCGAAATTGAAGCCGAGTTCGCGACGGTTCTCGGTTCCGATCTGGTGGCAAATGTACTCGAAGGTATTCACAACCAACGGCTGGTTCGCCGCTTGCTGAATCTTCGGCTTGAACCACCAGCCGGATTGGACCCAATGGCGAAGAAGGCCCCAATTGATGCCGATGACCGGGTTGCGCGTGTTCGAATCGAGCGCGGCCACGTCGGTCAAAGGGGTCATCTTGAACTTCGCCCGGCCAGATTCCCAAGCCACATCGTCGCCGAGCGAGTCGTTCTGGAGGCGAAGTTGGTTCTCGAAGTTCTGAACCGTGACGAGGTTCATGTAAAGGCCCATGCGATCGCCCATCTTGTAGTCGGGTATGAGCATGGCGTCGAGCGGAGCCTCGAAGTGAATCTTCGACCACGCCGTTCGCATTTTGATAATGAGGTCGGTCTGGGTAATGTTGAGGTACGGGCCACCGTAACTCTTCCAGCCGGTGTATGTCGTCGGGTCGACGCCGTGGACGTTGGAGTAGCCCGAAGCGTAGGTTCCGACGAACCCTTCCGTCGCGCAGTAGGGCAAGAGGTTGAGAATGCCGTTGGCCTGAATGCCGCGATTGGCAAAAGCCGTTTCTCCCCAGAACTGCGTTTCGACCTTCTTGACGAGAGCAATGCGGGCGTTCTGCCGGCGATTCTTGACGTGAAGCACGATGGCGTATTTTCCACGATTAAAAATTTCTTCCGTCTCGTCGAAGGTGTACTTCGAGCGCACCATGCGGCATTGCTCGGAACCCTGGATGATATAGTCGGAGGCTCCAACCTCCTCGACCTTGTAGACGGAAACGTATTCCGCCGCCCCATCTTCGCCACGGAAGTTGAGGTCAAAGCGGACTTCCTTGCCGCCTTCTTCCATCACCTTTGCCGGGTCAAGAAGCCTGCGCACCGCCACGTGGTTGCGCAGGAGGTTCGGGTCGATATTGCTGATCTTGCCTGTTGAATCGTCGAACAGAGTCGCCGTCAACATATCCTGGATTTGAAAGACTGTTACTGGCATTGTCTCGCTCCTAAAAGGTTTGGTTTAAGCAGGGGCTACTTTTTCACCGGCTTGCCGTTTGGCTTGGCCCTGATTTTGGCAAGGATTGCACCGACACGATCTTCGGCGGTTTCGGCCTTCTGACGCACCGGGGCCTTGGCAAGCGCGGCGTTGTCCCATGCGTTCTTCTTGGCGGTGAGCGTGTCGGCGGCTTGAACAGGCTTGGCGGCGGGAGCGAGGTCCATCGCCTTCAAGGCGCGCTGGAGGATTTCCGGCTCGGGACGGTTCTTGTTGGAGGCCCAAACGCCTTGCATGATCGTGAGCAGTTCGGCGTACTTCGCCTCGCTGGCGAACTCCTTGGCGACTTCGGCCGGCACTTGGGCCATGAGCCGGGAACGAAGCGTTTGGGCTTCGGTCTGGCCGGCCTTCTGCTTGAGGATCGCGTTCTCTTTCTCCAGCTTGTCGAGTCGTTCGGCTTGCTTGGCGAGAACGGCCTTGATCGGTTTGACAACGTCTTGGTTGTAGAGTTCGGGATCGTCGAGAACCGCAAGGTCGTCGACAACGGCTTCGGTCGTCGCGGTTTCCTTCGGCGTGTTGTGCTGGACGACGGCCTGAGCAATCCGGTGCGCTCCGTTGATCGCGGTGCGAAGCGCCTCGGGCGACATGCCCGCGATCTCTTCGGTCGTGAACAGAGCGTTGACGGCCTTCTCGATCAATTCCGGGGGATGCTGAAACGTCCGTTCCTCTGTTTGTGCGGCCGGCGCTTCTTCTTCTTCGGCGGGGGCCTCATCGTCGGCCTCGGCTTCTGTCGCTTCCATTGCGGCGGCTTCGGCCCTGGCCTCGGCGTCGTCGTCAACCGCCACAACGAACACATCGTCCTTGGGGTCGACGACCTCTTCCGCGACTTCTTCAACGGGCTTTTCAATTGTCTCTGCCATCTCAACCTCACAATGCACAAAGGAAGATTTCGAGTTCACACTCGGCGCTGTTGGCAATCACAAACGGGGCCTGCGCGCCCGAGCCGAGCGGGACTATGCACCAATACACGTTGTCGGGATTCAGTTTCGCGAAGATCGCGCCACTTGTGGCCACCTTCACGCTAACGTAATTCGTTTCGTCACGGTTGACCAGCACAAGCAAGCATGGCGTCGTGATGTCACCGAGAACCAGCGCCTCTTCGGTGATGCCGACCGTTTGTTTTGTGTGCAAGACCTTCTTCGTCGAGAGAGTCACCGTGAGCGAAGGGATATCGATCTCGGCTGTCACGCCGAAAGCGTCCTCGTATGAGGCGGACCCCGCGAGTGATAATTCCTGAGCCATTTAGTTACCCGGTGATGCCACCGAACCCGCCGTCCCGGTTGTGCATCTTGCACGCTTTTAGTAAGTCCCGCTGGTGCGCGTTGTTCCTAATCAACGCGCTGTAACCTCCCGAACCATCTGGGACCATCTCGGTCGGGACGCCGAGTTTCTTGTACGCTTCTTCGGCCTTTTCCTTCTGGTTTGCCCCGACCCCGAAGGCGTCCGATTTCCTTGGCCACGCCTTACTTGTTTCCATCAGCGTTTGCACCCCAACGGCTTCCTTGATGTCGTGATGCGGAGTCTTCGCGTCGAACTCCTTTTTCGTCACTTCGCGGCCGTCCACGAAATACTTGGTCGGCTTGCCGTATACGATCCTACAAGACATCACGCCACCGCCATTTGCCCGAGTCCTTTTGCGCCCGCGCCGCTTTGCTGCTTGCCTCCAGCCATGAGCTGGCTGAGAACTTGCTGGTTGCCTTTTTCGGTCATGCCAGGTTGGCTGACGCGGGTGTGAACCGTTTCCTGCCCCGGCGGTTGCATTGGTTCTTCCGCGCCTTCGGCCGGCTGCGCGGTCGGTTCGCCTTGCGCGCCGATGAGCGGTTCGGCCAATTCGTTCAGTTCGGGCATGTTGTGATATTTGGCTTTGAAGTTGATATACTTTTCCAGCATTTGCCCGACGCCCGGTTGGGCGAACATGGGGGCCATCGGAATAAGGACGTTGCGGACCATCTCGTCGATGATCTGGGCGCGCTGACCGGGAGGGACATGCGTGAGCGAGAAGGCGTCGATCTGGAGCTGCATATCCGACCATGGAACCACGGATCGCTCCTCCGGCGTGACGCTGCGGTCGGCGCTAACGTCCGGCATCCCCGGCAGTTGGTACGTGGATTCCAGTTTTTGATGCGGATTGTTCCAGAAAAACCACCCCAATGCGTCCATGTCGCGTTCAGCTGATTTCGTGACCATCTGGCCCCACGACTGAATCAGTTCGGAGGCACTGGCCGCGACCATCTTCTCTTGGGTCGCCGTCTTCGCCGAGGCGGACATGCCGCCGAGCGCTCGCGTGCCCGACTGCTCGTTGAAGAGTTCACGCTGCTGTTGCAGATGAATAGCGAGCGGCTGGTCGACGCCGAAGAGGCTGATGGGCACGATGCCTTGCGGGTTCTTGAGATGCACCGCGCGGCCTTGCTCGGCGTTGTTGACCTCGCGAGCGTCGTCTTCGTCCATGAAGCCGAGAATGCTCTTTTGCTGGCTGGCCTGATTGTCGATATGTTTCGCGTGGTGGTTGATCGAGCGGGCCGTATCGACGAGGTCCATGATTGGGGATTTGCAAATCGCCTTGCCAGATACTTTGCGCTGGAGCATTAGGTATTCGTAAGGCCCGCATTCGGGACCGACCCAATCCTGTTCAAGAAGCGGTTCGTCGAAGTCGTGGTCGACCGCATAAGTCATGACCAGTTTGTAGCGTGGGAAGTAGACTTGCCCCATGCGGATGTAGTCTTCGTAGCGGTCGAAGCCGTTCGACGCGCTCATGTTGATCGTGCGGAGCTTCCGGCTCCCACCTGGATTGAACATTGTCGGTTCGCTGGGCTGTAAATCCTTCCGCTTCGCACCGCTGAACAGTTTGCAGTTCTTCACGTCCTCGTAGTGGGCGTCGAAGAAGTGCATTTGATATTCGCCGTCTTCGATGCAACTTACGCTGGTGTCGCAGCACCAATCTTCAAAGGCGATGTTGCAGATGCCGACTTCGCCCGGAACGCGGTAATAGCCCAAGCGAGACTCAATGGGGGCCGTAATCGCCCGATATCGGATGCCCATCAGGAACATCGCGTCCACGACCGAGTTGGCAAGAATCTCGTCGTAGCGCATCTTCTTGAGGCGGCGGTTCTCGTCATCCTGAGCGGCTTCGGCAAAGGCGCGGAGCGTTCGATTGAAGGTGGAGATGAGGGCGCGTGGGTCGCTGCCAACTAGCTGCCTGACGACGGTGTTGACGAATTGGGAAAGGACGTTGATCGGGTTTTCGATGCCGCCCGTGCCGTAATTGGAGCCAAGATATTCGGCGATGTGGGTGGCGTGCTTCACGCGGAAGGCTTCAAGTTGCGCGTAATCGCGCTCTTGAACTTCACGCCACTTCGGCAGATCGATCTGCTGCTTGGCCACCGTGGCCTAGGGGTCGCGAGAATACCTTAGACCAATAAGGCATGCGCTGAGATTATGCGTTTTCGCAAGTCTTGTCAAGCGTGCTGTTTATTCCAGTTCGGATAAAGTGACTTGCCAATCTGCTTCTGATGCTCCTCTTCGCGAATAAACCACGCCAGCGATCCGGGGAGAACAACGTCCTTTTGCTGCGCGACGCGCCCGCCTCCCTGCATACGGAGCATCATCGCGCACATGGCGTCGGCGACGGTCAAATCGCCGTGATTGAGTTTCGCGCCCGAGGGGTCGCTTTGCCCGACCTTGTAAGAATTGTGGACCGGGCCGAGCGGGGAGTTCTGCCACTCGAACATCTCGCGCAGGCCGCGTTCGCTGCGGTTGATGAAGCGGGCGGCAGCTAGGTCCGTCTCGTAATGGGTGAACATGGCGGACTTGATTGTCGGCGACACGCCGGGGATCGGAGCGCGCTGGTGCATCAGTACCTTGGTCGGGTCCATGTGATAGTAGATCGGGTAATACTGCAACTTTTGCACTTCGATGCCGAACGTGTCGCCGGGGCCTTGGCGCTCCCACGCAAGCAGGCATTTATTCCCTGGATTCGTGAGCCATCGGCAGATCGCAACACACTTGACGGCAAACTTGTCCGGGGCCATGAACGCGGTGATGAACTCCAAAACCTTTTCCCCGGTATCTGTGCGCGCGGCCACAAAGCATGACGGCGTCTTGCCTCTCCCGAGGGATGTGTCCTCGCCGGTGACGTAGGAGACGGGCGGCGGCTTGTCGTGAACGTCAAGGTTCATCCAGAGGCGAATCTGTCCGCCGCGTTTCGAAGTCCAGGCGATCGGGTCGCCGGTGATCTCGTGGTACTCAAGGTCGCCTTCGAGATACGGGGCGCAGGAGTATTGCGAGATGTGGTCTAAGACGGTTTCTTGGTTGAAGACGGAATGAGCGGAGATTTCATCGTCGAATTCCAGATTATCGGCAACTGCGCGATCGTTGGAGCCGAGGCGATATTTGTCGAACCAAGGCGAATGCCATTGGAAACGACCGTCAATTTGGAACTTGTAGTCTTTGGGGAAGACGTATTCCTTGTCGATGATTTCGATCGCCCGCGTTTTTTGGTCGACACGGTAAAGCCCTTTCGCTTTGACGGGATGCTGGGTCCAGTGCATCTCCACGAGGCGAAGATTCCCTTCGCGCGCCGACTCGACGAGCCGGTAGGACGGATGCGCCTTGCCCATCTCCGGGGATTTGGTGAACGGATAGATGATGCAGTTCGTTACGTCTTTCAGGCCCGACATGACCATCTCGGCCATTTTTGGCTTGTAGCGGCTTAACTCGTCCACGCCTGCGGCTGTGGCGCGACCGCCGACGCCGGATGAGTCGGTCGTGGTTTCGCCGATAATAACGGAGCCTGTGTCGAGGTATTTGATCCGCATCCTGGCACGTTCGCCGCTTGCGCTGACCTTGATTTTCGGGCGCAGCCACGAAGGCACGTAGTCGTGGATGAAGTCGATCTTCCACATGAGCGAGTCGGGGTTTTCTTTTTGATCGACGTAATCAGCCTTACGGCTCATCAGTAAGAATTTGCACGATTTCTCGAACGTCGAATAGTGGTCGAAGACGATATCGAGAATCCACGAAGCGCCCATGTCGCGAGACTTGGGCATCACCGCATCCTCGCCGACCTTGATGGCTTCGCAAACGTCAAGAATCCCCTTGTCCTGGTAGGGATACGTAATCATCGGGATTCGTTTTTCGGCCAACCTTGGGTCGAACGTGAAGACAAAGGCGTTGACCCAGAACAAAATGTCTTTGCGGCAGTAGTCGCGAAGGGCACGCTGCATTCGCTGGTCTTTGCGAACCCTCTTGTAAAGCCACTTGCGGAAGAGAAGGTTTTCGACGTAGTCTTTTGGGATTTTTCGCCAAAGGTCCATTACGTGTACTCTTCAAATTCGACGCCGTTCTTCACGCACAACTTGTCAAGACGGCTGATGAAGTCGCAGGCGTGGCAAAAAAGGCCCGTGTGCTTGCCGCCTTCATCCCAGCCGCGCCACAGAACGGCTTTGTGAAGCATGGCCCAGAACTGCTCTCGGTCTTCTGGCGGCATCGCTTCGTAGGCTTTTTGCATTGGGTTCATGATTTATCCCAAAAGCGACGCTTGGTACTCGTCCAAAAGTTGCTGCACCAGAACTTCGCACGCATCGACCGGCCCGGCGTCTTCCGTGGCCTTCTTCTTCTTGCGGCTACTGTTCCATGCTATCAGTTCGTCTTTGTATTTGGCTTCCGCTGACGCCAATTGGGAGAGAACCCATTGGCGGTTATCGTTGATCGTCTGGCGATAATTCTTGAGTTTCACGTCGCGAGTGTCGTCTTTGTCCGCGTCTTGGCCGACGACCAGGCGGAGGTATTTGAGGTCTTGTGGAACATCGGGTTTTTTGAGGACCATGTCAGCCTCCCATAATGGCGTCGGCGATCTCGGCAAGAATCTCGCTGCCCTGATCGTGTCCGTTCCATGGAAATTCACTCACAAGCCCGGCGTGGCGAAGACGCTGCTCATCGAGAGCGGCCGTGATGGCGGCTTCGATCTGAGCCTTGGCGTTCAAAGGCCCGCGATAACTTCCGTTTCTGCCGTAAAGTCTCGGCAACGTCTCTTCCGCTCGTTCTTTTGCTGTCACGGGGTTACTCCTTGAGCGTCACGCCGAGGAGGCGGCACAACTGGCGCGCATCGGCGATGGTTTTAAGGCCGTCGGTCCAGATAGAGACAAAGTCGAAGTCTTTGTCGCCGTCCTGCTGGCTTTGAGGTATACGACATGGCTTCTGGATACCATAGCCAATAATTCCCTCTGGCCGCATCGTAGGCGACAATATCGACAGCAAAACTCGCCTCGCCGCTCTTAAGCCAAACGCGCTGTCCTGGGGAGAATTGGCTTTTCGAATTCATGATTGGCCTCGCTTCTCGATCCGCAAAACAGCCCACTTCAATGCCTCGTGCGGGCAATCCGTACCGGCATCGACCAGTGCACCTTGAACGTCGCGAATGCACGCATCACGCTCTTCCAGGATGGCGGCTTCGATGGCTTTCTCGACAGTGACTTCGAGGCCATCGTCGCCAACTTCATTCATTTCCCATTTGTGACACGCCTTGAACGCTCGTTCTCTCGCCGTCATAAACGCCCCCTTACTCGTCTTTGATCTCGTCGATTACAAAAATGGCCGCAACGGCCTTGCCTGGATGCTTGACGTTCGCCTCATGTATCGCATGGGCCTTGGCGTCGGCGAAAAATTCAAATTCCCCCAGGGGGCGGTTTTCAAAGTCACCGGGAACGCCATCAACCACGACAATGATTCTGCCTTCTGCTGGCATAGCCTTCTCCCTTGAACCCTTCCGTGCTTTTCGACATCATTATCGATGTATGAACGATTTGCTGCTTATCCGCTGGTTGCTTGATCCGACGCTGACTTTTGGGGAGGCGAAAGGCCAAGTTCCAATCTGCGCTCAATTGGCCGAACGATCCGCCGCCACGAAGCCTTCAAGTCTCCGCGTTGATTGCCCCATGAATGTTGTCCGGCGATATAGACGCCTTCGCTTCGAAGGGCCTCTTCGTAAGCCTCACGCGCCGCGACCTCGATAAGTTCGTCGCTCATGTCAACCTCAGTAAAGGATGCGAGCCGCGAGATCGGATTCGAACCGACACCTCCGTTAGCCCCCATCAAAGGGAGACTGGCGGGCTACCGCTACCCCAATCGGGCCGCATCCACCAAAACAATACCACGCCATTTGACGAAAGGCAAAACGTGGTTTAGGATTCAGGCGTTCGATCCTGACAGACAATCCTCGGGGTCGTTCATGTCAGGGGGCCTGCTTGTTGCAGGCCCCCACTTTTATGAGATGCCGATGAATAATCGCCGATCGCGCCATCGCTTTGTGATGTGGCTTATCCGAACGAAGGATCGGCATCACGCCATCTTGCGCAAACAGTCTAAGCGCAAAGGGTCGCGTTTGGTGCATGGAACGAGATATTTCCTGTGATTAAATACGCCACATGGCACGACCGCATCTCGAAAGCCTGGAGGAAGAAGGTGAAACGCAAGCGCCCAAAACCTTTGAGTCCGCCAAAAGAAGTAACAATCCGTTGGCAGGAAGGCGTTCGCGTGATGCTGGCGATTTGGGACGACAGGCATTTGTGGCGAATTGTGCCGATGCGCGACGGGAAACCAGCCTGGATGAAAACAATCGATATTCGCGTCGACACGCCCCTCAGCCAAGACGAACTCTTCCGCTGGCTGGAGAAGACAACTCCTATCGAGTAAGTGCAATGAACAAGCCAACTTGCGAAACGTGCCCGTTTTGGTCCCAGCATGGCTACGATGATGCCAGCCTCGGGCAATGCCGCCGATTTCCGCCCCTCCTTGCTTCGACGCCGTCCCTTGAAGAATTGAATGGGGTTTTCCCGAAATGCGGCTTTTGGCCAGAAACCGGCAAAGAAGCATGGTGCGGAGAGCATCCCCAATTCCAAGCGTGGCTCAGCGCCGATTTAGTCCAGCGCACAACCGGCAGCACGGAAACCGCAGTCGGCCGCACTTCTCGACTTCGCACTGAGGATGCCTCTTAAAACCTGGGTTCTTTAACGCTGGCTCACTTCGATCGGTGGCCATGGGTCTGTCACGTTGGCCACCCACACGATCGGCATCGGCGCGCTGCACAGTCTCATCCACCCGCTGAGATAAGGTCGCGCCTTCCTCCTGAACACCCGCCGCATCTGCTTGTGCCACAACGACTTGTCCGGCCACATCCGCATCGCCCTCTTGTGCCGAGCCGCCCGGTTTCCTTCCACGCTTACCAATGTCCCTTTCATGCCCAATCTCCCTGTTTACCACGGAACGCACCCAAGAAGGCACAGTGACGCCCTGAGAGCCGGCAAACCTATGCCACGCATCATATTCCCCCTGCGAAACCTTCACCCCAAAAAGCAAACTCACAGGCATATACTCCTCCTTCCCACATCCAAATATACAACATCCCTCGCGAAAAGGTTAACCTTATTTGACACCTGAAAAAACCTGGCGTATTTTTTGGTGCGGCTATCGGCGGTGTTAACCCCCCTCCCCTTCCGCTCATCTCCCCAGGGGGTCGGGTTCGGTTTGTCCTTCCTAGGCGTCGCCACAAAAGCTCAGCGCGGCCGCAGCGGGGCTTGATT